CCCTTGCGATCCCGGCTCTGCCGCTGCGTCGAGCCGAGATTCATTCGTTCGCGCACCTGGCGGTCGGCCTCCTCCAGAATCCATGCGTCGGAGCGCTTGGCATTCGCTGGATCAGCGTCGAGCTGGCGAACGGCCACATCAAGCGCGGCCTTGAGGATGGGATCCTTGTAGATCGCCGCCGATTCCCCGGAATAGAAGCGCTCGACCTCCCACTTCCAGCGCTGCTCGCGCTGCGCCGCGTTCTGGCTGGCCGCCCACTTCGCCTGCTCCTCGGCCAACTTCAGCGCCATGCGCTCATCAACCAGCGCCTGGTTCTGCACGACGTAGTCGGCGACCGAGATCTCGCCGTCCTCCAGCTTCTGCTGCAGCTCGCCGAAGCGCTGATTCACGCCTTCGAGGCGCGCGGCAAGATCCTCGGGAACCGCGGCCGTGAATTGCGGCTGGAACTCGGGGGGCGCTTCTTTGCGCGGCGCAGCCGTCGAGGTCACACTCGGATCGGCGTCACCATCCGCGCCGGCGGCGTCCGCCTCGTCGCCTTCGCCCTCTTCGCCCTCTTCGTCCTCATCGCGCTCACCTGCAGAGGCCTCGTCGTCGCCCTGCTCGCCGTCGGGGTCCTCGCCATCCTCGTCGTCCTCGTCGTCCGCGATGCTCTTCAGGATCTCGGCCTCGTCGTCTTCCGCCTCGAGCGCCGCGCGCTCATCTTCGGAAAGGCCTTCCAGTTCGTTGTCTTCGATGTCGTGCTTGGGCATGGTGCTCCTGCTCCTCTAAGGGTTGCGATCAGTCTTCGTCGGCTTCGGCAGCAACCGCTGCCATGCTCATCATCTTTTGCTTGGCAAGGGCTTGCGCCTTCGCCTTGCGCTTGGGGTCTTTGCAGATGCGCTCGTACTCCATCATCGTGTCGAGATCGTTCTTTGCCTGCCAGTCGTCATTCGATACGGGCATCACGTTGGTTCCTTTCTTCGCCATTTCTCATGCTCCTGTCTGGCTGGGCTGCACGCCGTCGGCGCGCTGGGTCTCGATGCCCTCCATGGCGCCCACGCCAGGTGATGAGGGCGCGGCCGGGAGCATCGGGCTGGTGTTGGTCGGGAACTCGACCTGCGGCGCGGTCGCGCCGGCGGGAACAGGGAAATTCGGGTCGTGGCCAGCGGGCGTCGGCGGCTGATAGCCGAACGCGCGCATCAGCTCATCCGCGATCGGCGCCACCGCCGGCATGGTCGCAATCACCTGTCCGGCCTGCATCGAGGCGTAGCCCGCCTTGATGCCCTTCTCCAGCGCCGCTGCAACGATGTCGCGGGTCTTTGCCTTGATCTGGTCGAGCTCGGCGCGTGCGCGATCAAGTTCGAGCTGTTTCGCCTCAGCCTGCTGTGCTGCAGCTTGCTGGTCGGCCTGCGTCTCTTCGGGCGTGGGGTCAGCATCCGGGTCGCGCTGACCGTTGATCTTCCGGATCCGCGCCACGAGTTCGTCGCGCCCTGGCAGATCGGCCATCTCGACTACGAGGTCCAGCAGGTTGAGCGCCACCTGTGGATTCATCTGCGCGAGCCGGCCCACGATGTCGAAGAGACTCTCGAACATCGCCTCGCGCAGGGACGATCGGTAGTCCTGCTCGCTGATGACGAAGTCCGCATGCGAGGCGGTCACGTCATTGAGGATCTCGCCGGTGTCGGGGTCGAACCGGTTGATCTGCTCGTACTTCGCCGCACCGCGCTCGCCTAGGATGCGGATCACCTTCGGCGCCGAGTAGAACTGCTCGATGCACGCGAGCTCGATCTCGCCAGCGAGCTGCATCGCCAGGCGAAGGTTGTCGAAGACCTCTGCGGTAACAACGCTGCCTTGCTCCTGTTTGGCGAGGATCGCCTTGCCGCTCCTGGCGTTCGTTTCGCGCCCAAGGTTCTCTGCGGTCACGCCCGCTGCGTTGCGGATGTGCGCCGCGTCACGATCCATCAGTAGCAACTGCTCCTCGGCGAGCTGCGTGTCGCGGTTGATCTTCAGCTCCCGGCCGCGATTCTTGATGATGATGCCGTTCGGGCGCGCAACCTCGGCGCGCAGCTCCTCGATGTCATCGACCGCGCCCTCTTCCATCTCGACCTGGTTGGTCGACAGGATCCATTGCGCCTTCGAGTGGCGCTTGTTCATGTCGTCCTGCGGGTCTCGCAACTGGCGGATGGCGCCATAGGGCGCGTTGTCGCGCTGCCGGCGGTAGCACCACACCGGCACGAACGGGAATCTGCCGTGACGGAACGGCGATGCGCCCTCCCACACCATTCCGGCGGAGGTGAAGATGGCGCAGCGAATCTCCATCTCGAGCTTGTCGAAAAGCCCGTACCCCGCCTGAAGCGCCTCGACGTGCTCCGGGTTGGTGCCGTCGAACACCTGGCCAACGAAATCCCCGCCGGCGAACTTGCGGCGCAGCACAGGCTGTCGATACCAGCACTCGATCATCTTCACGCGAGCACGACGTGACCATGCAAGCGCGGCATGGTCGATCGGCGAGTAGCGGCCCACGCTTGCCCCGGCATAATCCTGGCCGGGTGCAGTCACGCGGGCGCCCAGATACCAGATCTCGTCATCGTCCTCTGCGGTGATCGACACGCCATCAGTTACCGCCTGCCGGATGATGTGCTTACGATCAGGGAAGTAGGCCTCTGCCACGTCCTGATCGAGCCACTTCCAGCGGAACACGTAGCGCGCCTCGGACAGATCCAGCGTGGCGTCGTTGCTGTCGTAGAGCATGTTGCGCCACGACTCGGCGCGCACGAACAGCATCTCCTCGGTCGGGTCGCCGCGCAGGCCGATCTCCAGCCAGCCCACGCCGGCCCGAACCGCATCCGCAAAGGCGTGCGACCGATGAAAGCGGGCCTTGTTGGTGTCATCGAGGTACTTCAGGAGTTGCGTCTTGGCGAGCGCGGAATCGTTGTCGCTCTTCTCTCGCCCCAGAACCTTGTAGTCGATCCGCGTGCGGCGCTCGGTACCGATCATCCAGTCGATCGTCGGCTTGATCTCGTTGAAGACGAGCGGCGCCTGATTGCGGTCCAGCAGCACCTGGGCATCCTCTTCGGACCACTGCAGGCCGTCGTAGTAGTCGCAGTCGAGCGCCATCTGAAAGCGGTTTGCCGCCTGGCGCTGATGCTCTTGATCGAACCACTCGCGCAGCTTCGTGAAGCGCGCCTTCATTTCCTCGCTGTCGAGGTTATGCCTGCGCTTGGGCTTTGCGGCGACAACCTTCGCCGTGCCGCCCATCCGAGTCGGATCATCGAACGGGCTCGATGCCCGGACATTCTCGAACCCGTTCATTGCAGGGTCACCAGCTCGTCCATCGTCGGGGCAGAGACCTCACGCTCGGCGATCGTCTGCCCGTCCAGCTTGATTGCAAGCTCGCCGACGGCGGCTTGCTCCTGCGCGTTGAGCCCGGTCGGCTCAGGCGGCATCGCAACCAGGTCAGGGAGGCTGTCGACGATCACCCCGGCGATCTTGCGCGCAGCAAAGGTATCGGTCCGCGCGAACCCAAGCTGCGACGCCGCGGCTACAGCCTGGCGGATCAGGTACTCCGTCGGCGCACCGGTTTTCGAGTCGGCGTAACGGAAGGCGGCGGAGAGGCAGATTACGTAAGCCCCTGCGCCGGCAATCGAGCGACGCGCGGGGAAAAGCACCATCGCCGGCTCTTCGTTGATCCACTGGAACGACACGCCGATGTCGCCGTGCTGGCGCACCTTCCAGGCTTTGGCGCCTCCAATCATGACCGCCATGGCAGCCCCTTGATGTTGCAAACAGGGGCGATTGTGTTCGGCCAGCCAGCATTTCAGGCCGTGCGCCAGCTCCCGCTCGCGCGTCGCTTACCTGCACCGCCGTAGCCCTCGCGGAACACATTGCCGCCCGAGACCTCCTGCGCAAACTGTCGGAACGAGTCGGCCGCATGGCAGGTGTGATCGTGGCGCGGCGTGGGCTTCCAAACGCCGTGCTGCTCGTCCCATTCCTTCCGGTACGCCCCAATATGGGCAATGCCGTCAGCGCAGCCCTCCTCGTCGAACCAGCAAGACGGGAACGCGTCACGCACCATCTGGATGCCCGTATGGATCGAATCGACGCGATCAACAATCTCGACTTTCTGGCCCGGCATGGCCTCACGCAACAGGTCCGCAATCGACTTGTTCGCATCGAGCCCGAGCCGCTTGTTCTCCGCGTCGTGCGGTAGGTAGTGGCGTCCGAAGGTGTAGCCGGTGGATTGCAGGTAGCGGACGTACTCGCTGATCGTCTCACCAAGATCCCATTCCTTGTAGCGCAGAAACCGGTTCTCCATCCCAACGCGTTGGTGGAACCAAATCCCGGTTGCGTCGCTGCTGCCGCTATGTCCCAGGTCCCAGAAAGTATTGACCGGCCCCGGCACGAGCGGAATGCGCGGCACGATGCGCCGATCTTTGCGCGCCGCCGTGAGCTGTTTCGAGTAGAAGCAGCCCTCCGTGCTGACCTGGAACGCCTCTTCCGGCGTCGACGGGTATTCCTGCCACATCTTTTCATCCTCGCCAGAGAAGTCGCTATCGCGCGTCGCCACATACCAGGCACGCTGCTCGTCCGAGAGCGGGCGGCCGATCTTCGCCTCGACCTCTTCAAAGTACTCGCGATCCTGCTCGCTGATCACGACCTGGCCCGGATCGAGCACGTAGCCCGGCTCATCGAACCAGGGAAAGAAGTGAAAGGCGAAGTCCTTGCGTCCGAGCTGCCGGCCGGCGTCACTCAGGCTCTTGGCGCGCATGGTGAGCTTGTAGAACTCGCCTTCGCGCCCTTCGGCCGTGGACTCGACCACGATCACCCCAGTCTGCGGAACGGCCGGGAATGAGCCGGTGACCACCTCGCGCGCCTTCTGCGGATACTTGGCGCCGATCTTGCCCATCTCCGACACATGCAGGCGGTGGATCGTCCCGGACCGCATGGACGTGGCGACGCGAATGCTTGCCTTGTTGTGCGCGAACACGAGCTCGTTTGCGGTCGCCTTCTCCAGAGGCAGGGCAAGCCGCAGGCTCTCGGGCAGGCGGTCATAGGCGAAGCGCACCTTGTCGCGGAAGATGTTCGCCGCCGCCTCCTTGTCCTGGGCGATCATGCCGCAGCGGATCGGACTCTTCGAGAACAAGGCCGTGTCCAGCCAGAGGATCGCGATCAGCGTCGTGAAGCCGAGCTGACGCGCCTTGAGGATCAGATTACGGGTGTGCAGGCGCCGTAGCAGGCGACGCTGCGCGCGGTTGGGGCGGAACTGCAGGACGAGCCCATCATCGTCGTCGTCACCCTTGACGATGATCTTGTACAGATTCGACAGCCGCCACCAGGGATCATTGAGATTCGCGGCCAGTTGTTCTGCCGTGAAGGTCAATCCTCATCCTCATCACCACCAGCGGCCGTGCCAGCGCCGAACACGTTGCCCGCAAGCCCCTTCAGTAGCTCCGTCAGCGGATCACTCTTCTGCTTGTTGTCGCGCTCGTAGAGGCCGTGATGCCGGAAGAGCTTTTCCAGGGCCGAGTTCTTGTCGGCCACCCGGTACTTCTTCAAGTAGCCGACGAACACGCGGTCCTTGCCCGAGCCTTCGAACTGTTCGAGGACCTCGATGCCGGACACTGCAGCCGCGGTGTCGTCGTCGAGTTCGTGGATACCCTTCGGGCTGCCGTCGTCGTTGAAGAGCCTGCGCGGATCGAACAGCGCCAGGCGCGCCGCCTCGAGCAGCACGCGATCGGCCG